CCATCATTGCTTAAAATATCTCTACAATTTGATTCTTCTTTTAATTGAGCGACACCGTACTGATACGGATAGTCCACTCCAAACACCGCAAAGTGCGCGCGTCTTACCTCCTGTACATAAGACGCACAACGATCTAGGGCAAAGGTATTAACCGCCAATAGCGTACATAAAAGGAATCGTAACATACAATGCTCCTCTTATTAAATGAGCTGTTGATGACATTTCCCAAGGAACTTGCCAATCAAGTTTTCCTTTAAAAATCAATTTTCCAGCTACGTGAGCGTGTAACAAACCCATACTTACAAGGTTTATTTTAAGTAATACAAGTTGCGTAGCGTTTGGAACGCCTTCATAACCATGCGTTAAAAAAAGAACTGTTACCAAGAAAGTTATAGTAAGCTCAACCCACATTCTTTTTATATTTTCAATCATTTTTTTAATCCTTAAAAGAGGGTTTTACCCCTCTATTTTTTTTTACCGCCGCCACGTGTTCCGCCAGTTTCTCTGCCTTTTGCCATGCTATTCCTCCTTTACAATAATATAATATAATAAAAATAAAGACGTAATTAATTGATCTGCTACCGATAATGCTTCATACCACCAAACATCAACGTTTACGAAAAATATTGAAATAAAACATATTTGAACTATTGAATAAAATATAGACCATGTTAGCATAGCTCTATACCCTACTTTATAAATAGCCATTCTAATGGTTTTAATTTTTGGTGATTTTTCTACTTTTATTTGAAAAAACAGTACGTAAACAATTGCTATTTTTACTGCTAAAAGCAAAATATGTTCTGCTAAAAGTGCGCTATTTATTTGTTCTATCATCTTTTGCCTTTTCTTGTAGTACGGAAATATCTGAATTTTGCTTTACAACCATTGAAGCAGCGGCTAAAGTTATTGAGACAATAACCGTCCATACTAAGCCTATAATTGTCCACGACCCCTTTTTCTCACCGCTCATTGTGGCTAAAGTTATATTTAATTTATCCATTGTGACATTTAAGTCATCAACTGTTTTGTCTAGTTTTTCCATAAACGCTCTATCGTTTTTTTGACGTTCCTCTAAAATGTTTATGTACTGTACTTTTTTGTCTATGTCAGAAACTTTTACATCAAGGCTTGTAATTTTTATGCTAAACCTTGCAAATTCATCTCTGACAAAACTTTCTAAATCCATAAAAACCCTTATGTTTTTCTAATTATAGCATAAACAATAAACTAATTATCACAACGTCTTGAAATAATCTATACCATACATCTTGATGCTCCCATCCTAAGTGCATATATTTAAAATCCCATAGTTTTGCAGTCTGATAACCAATTCCTACTCTTAAAGCTACATAGTGGTTGCATGTAAGGGCGTATATTATATATGCAAGTAGCAAGCCATTAAACTTGCTCCATGCCCCTACTGTTCCACGTAATCGATTTAAAATTGTAAACATTATGCGCCTTGTAGGGCTAAATCCCACTCGCTTAATATCCACGTGTCAGAGGTTATGCAATTTGATTTGTAGGCTGAGTTTGATTTAAAAACAAACATACTTTTACCATATGATTTAGGTTCGTATGTATCAATGCCTTTTGGATAATTGTCGCTTGTTACTTCCGAAGCAAATCCATTTTGAACAAATATTTTTTTAATTTCTTCCGTAAATTCTGTGTCATATTGCCAACCAAGTTTTAATATTGATGGTATTTCTTTTAGTGCTAAAATTTTCATTGAGCCCCCCAAATTTCTATTTTTTTGGCATCAAGAAGCACAGATATTTTATTTAAAACTTGCTGAAGCTCTATTTTGTCTGTGTCCACAAAACCATATTTTGCAGGGAATGTTGTTTGCTCTGCATCCATTAAAGTGGCTTTTTTAAGTTCCATTAGCGTGCAGTTGTTTTGATTTCCTAAAAATGTTTTATCATTTATAGTAATCTCTAAACCATCCCAATATTTTTGAAGCTGAGATTTTTTTTCAGAATCTATTTGTTCTGCTGTTGGTGTTAAAATAGGCACAGTTGCACTAAATATTTCTGTATCTAACACATCTGCGCTACTTCCGACTGCTCTCCAACCCAAAGCGTCTTTTCTTACTGCATAACTCATAGTGAATCCTCCCACCCTAAAATAGCAACTACACTTGAAGCCCCGGTCGCTGCTATATAAATATTTGTACTTTCTAAAACCAAATTAAATGGAACAGTAATAGCGCCAGCACTTCCATATGCGGTGGATGCTATTGGCGGATTAGAAGTTGATACAATAGAGCCATATTGATTATTTGGGGCAATAATTGTTACCCCTGATGCTGTATCATTGTGTATAATTCCATTGGCTGTATTTGCAGTAATAGGAATAACAGAAGAAATACTAACGGCAGTCCATGTGGGGGTAATTGGATTACCATTTGCCCCTGCAGATATTATTGGAGCATTTAAAACATTAGACCCTGAAGTTACTTTATACTGAACTCTTCTACCTATTTGCGTAAACCCCAAAGGATATTTGTTTGCTGTTCCGTCGGTTCTAATCCAACCTACGCGAGCTTTGTAAGTATAGCCACTTGGTAAAGTTGGAGCTGTTGCGCTTAAACTCATAAGCCCTGCAGTAGTTGTACCGTTCCAAATCACCCATAATGAATACCATGTGGAAAGAGAAATGGTACCTGTATCTATACCGTTAGCACCGACGCTTGTGCCTGCTATTGTTAAAGAAACTGATCTTAATGTTTTATAAGTGTTTGTTGCATTTTCCACAACAATTTCATCTGCTGTAAAGGATATGCTAGAGCTTGTTCCATTTGCAGAAGCTTTAAGGTTTGAAAATGTGCATACACAAAAACCATCTACTACTGAAGTAGCCGCTTTTGTGTATCTAAGTAGCTTCCAATTGTTTGTGCTATCACAAACAAATTCTGCACTATCTCCAACAGCTGTTGTTATATTTGCTCCATCTGGTAAAATTAAAGAAGTGGCATTGTGTGTTAATGTTAAAATTCCGTCAAATACAAGTTTTCTATTTGTCCCTGCTATGGCATTTCCAAAGCTTGTTATGGTGGTGGTTCCCGTAATGTGCCTTAAATTCCCTTGCCCTGCAGTTCCAATTGTAATTGTCGAAGCACTTGCAATATCTATACCTTTTGTTTCTTCGTAATAAGGAGTTGCTGAAATAATAAAGTCAGACGTAGTGCCTAGCAGAGCACCATTTATTGAAGCTAGAAAAATAGGCGTGTATGAAATAGTGTTATTATTGATAAGATTTGAAACTTCAATAATAGGGTAATTCCATGTGGAGGTAGTTTCTCCAATTTCAATAAATGCGTCTGTTGCGTTTCTCGTAAACCTAACGTTAATTGGTGACACTATTGAAGCTCCTAGTGTCGCTGCTTGGGCATTGTACCAAATTCCGTTTTTCATATCTCCTTTAATCATAAATTTATATGATGGTGGGTTTGTTCCAAGAGTTAAATCTTGATCGTCTTGCGTAATAGTAATTTCAAAATACTCGTTGCAAATATTAGAAGCAGTTGCTGCAACTAAACCAGTAAGTTTTAACGACATTACGCCAGTGCTTACACCAGCAGGCCCAGCAAAATAATTTACATATTGTGAATCTGCCGAAGCGGTTACGGAAGATGAAATGTCAGATACGGAATGGATGCCATAATCCGTCCATTTTTGCCAATATAGGGTGTCGGTTGGCAAATGTGCCGTTTCGTGGTATTGAATACACGCATACGTGACACTATTTAATTGAACAATGTCGTTAACTTTATGAGGCGCTAAAGTAGTCGCATCAACATAAGCGCCTTTATTTACAAACCCAACACGACCTAAATTTAAAGTAGGCATTTATTCTCCTAGTAATTTATTATAAAATCGCCATCTATCAAAGAAGGCAAAGACGTTGCACCGTCAGAGTAAGACACTATAAGGTCACCCTGGTTAACATTAAAACCAGCCCAATACATATTTGCGTAAGCAGCACATATTAACGAATAGCCCAATGCGTTATTTCCGTTTGTAATAGCAATATTTGCTTGTGATGTTGCAATGTCAGCAGAAGCTTTAGCGTTTGTTGCGTATACTGCTGTAGCCGCAGCCGCATCAACTATGGTCTGATTATCCATTATAGAGGATATATAATTGTTTAAAGTCCAAACTACGGCATCATACTGATCTTTTAATTCTATATTATATTGCCCATAGTTTAGAAACACTCTTGCTTTCCCAGACGCAGACAATACAATTGGGTTAGTGTTAGCAACAGTTAAGGCGCTATCTTGATATGTTGTAGAATATAGCCCTGTAATAGTATCGTAAATGTATAATTTTCCATACGGTACTACTAGCCCATCATTCCCAATACCTTGAAAATTTGCATCTGTAAAAATTAAACCAGACATTTTTACCTCTCTTTAATATTTGCCATTATAGCATTATTTTTCATCTTTAAGTTTATCATTTATAGCTTTTTCTCTTTGTTTGCTTTTATCATACGTTTTGGTATTTACTAAAAACGACAAAGCCTCTTGTGTTGGTGTGCGTGGTTCAATGACTTCGTTACTTTTTCTTACTCTCGCTGGTAGAATATGAGATTCTGCTAAGTTATATGCACGATCTGCAACGTCTGGAGTAGGCAAAACGTTTTGAATTAAATTTTTGCTATATTGATAAACAGCCTTTCCGCCTTTTGCTTGTGTTACTGGTCTATTATTATATAGGTCCATATTAAACAACGCTGCAACTGCTGTTTGAGGAATACCACCGGTAAGCATTCCTTTAACTGTATCTACTGGCGATAATAATTGTGATTGAGGAAGAATAGAAGATATCCTGGCTACATCAACCTTATTTCCATTTCTTCCTGTTACCATATTGTCTTTTGCAAATCCATCTTGTGGCATGTCTTTAGCATCATACGGATTAATTCCAAACGCATTGTCAATGGCATAAATTCCAGCCATTAAAGCTATTGTCCTTGAAGGAGATTGTTTTAATTGGCGAACGATCATAGGAGTAGAGTAGTATATCCATGACATAAAAGGTACAAATCCGCTATCTCTTAAAACTCTTGCGTATTTACTCATGGGTTTAGAGTAGTCAGGGACAATGTCGTTATTTATTTTAGTTACGGCTTCTTTAGCACTCATACCCTGTTCTCTTAGCTGTTTAAAAGCAGAAAAGCGCATCATATTATCTTCGCCCTCATATGCTTTAGTAAAGCCTTCTTTAACTTTTGCTAGTTTCCCAGAAGCACCAACATCAACCGATGGGGATAAATAAGTTCTTAGGATAGAGTTTAATTGGCTTCTCCCAAATAGCCCTAGCTCTTGCGCCTCAACCATTAAAGAAACATTCTTATCTGCTTTTAATTTTGCTATTTCTTTTGTTTCATTATGAGATAACCCTGTTAACTCTTTAGCGTTTAACTCTTGAAGTCTTGTTGCATCTTTTAAAGTTCTTGCCCCTTGGACTGCATAAACTATAGCCTTAGCTGGGTTAAGCCCTGCTGTAAATTGCATTACTACGTTGGATAGCAAATTGTTAACATGTGACGATGTATTGTAAATAGTATGACTTGCTTTAAGCATTGATACGTATTCTTTATACGCTTTCATTGTTTCATCACCGTTAAGTTCTGTAGCTGTTCTGTGAATGTCATCTGCTATCGTATTGCTAACCCAACGACCGTTTAACGCCCCAAACTTTTTTCCATCTAGCTTTTTATACCCAAAGTCTTTAAGTTGGCTATCGGTAAACTTTCCTTCTTTAGCAATATACTTTTCAGGGATAGAAGCTAAAAGTTTTCCGTGTTCTGCAAGCATCGCAAGACGTCCGTATGTTTCAGGAAATGCAAACGCTATATCTCTGATCTCTCCCATCTTTGCACGCTCTTCTTTAGTCCAATCTCGCCTTAATGATATTTTGCCATTTGGTAATTCTGTAGCTTCAATTTTACCTTCTGAAACTTTTCCAATCTCGCCATTGTCTTCAAGTGTCTTAAGATCATCTTTTGTAGCTTCCCATATTTTACCTCTAGCCTTGATCTCTTCTGTTTTGAATCCGCCACCACTTTTATATAAAATATCTTGTGCGTTTTTAAGCTTAGAGATATATTTTCTATGTAAGTATTGTCCTTGCCATTCTTCATAAGCTTCTTTGGATAGTGTTCCATTTTCAACAAGTTTTTTACCAGCAGCATCAACCATGTTTATCATGGTGTCCGTAGCCTTTTTAAGCTCTGGCGTAAGCTGTACTGACTTATCGCCAGTTGCATAGTCATACATTGCTTCACGTGCTTGCATGCTAAGGTCTTTAAGCTGGTTGTGCATATCCATAGCTTTGCTCATGGATTTATTCATGTTTTGCAAAGTGGTGTCTCTAAGTTCCATATAATCCATGGCTTTGTAAATTTTATGTCCGAACATATTATCCATGAATTGAGTATCCATTACTTTATCATAGGCTTTGGTTATTTTGTGTGCGGTAACTGCATCTGCTAACTTCATTGCGCCGCCTACAATCTTTTGAATGCCTTTGTCTAGTGTTCCCTCAATCATGTTTTTATTGAGTGCTTTTTTAATAGCTTCCTGCACTGGTTTCGATTGGTCTGAGTTTGGTATTTCTTTTATAGTTTCTTTGGCTTTTGAAAACATAACGTCTTTTTTAGTTCCACTTTTTAATGAATATTTTATTGCGGAAGCTTTTAAAAGTGAAGCTATGTCTTTTTCGTTCATTTTAGATACTAACCATTTTGCATCTACTCCTAATTTTACCGCTGTTTCGGAAGCAAATACTTTTACTTTGTCTATTACGTCTGATATAAAATGTTTCAACCGTGGAGACATATCTTTACCAGCTTGATATTTCTCTACTAAATATGACATCATTTCTTCATTGACGTGTTTATCTAAAGTCCCTGCGTCTTTAACTGATTGGAATGCCTCTTTAACTAAAGGCTCATCCTTAAGCTGTTTAAGGCGTAGCACAAACGTATCGTGTGCTTCTCCTAAAGGCTTTGAACCGTTAGCAATAGATTTGTGTAATAGTTCATGCACTACAACGCTTGGCACTTCTTTCGCGTCCATGCTATCTGCTATTAAGTGGACTTTACCGTCTTGTGGGTCAAATACTCCACGCACTTTACCGCCTGATGAAAACTGCTCGCCACGATCTTGTAAGTCTTGTGGTAAATCTTCGTACTTTTGGACTATGTTAATGTCGTCTTTTAAGTTGTCAAACTGCTTCCCGAGAGTCTTTTTAGTTTGCTCTTGTGCTTCGTCAACGGAAACACCTTTACTTGTTGGTTCTTCCAGTGGCAAAGTATTTTCTTTTAGTAATTCTTGTTTATTTAAAGATTTATCAATTTCGTTAGTATTAGTATTTTTGGCTTCTTCTACTATTTTTGTAGCTTCTTCTATAGGAATATTATTTTCTTTGCTTATATCTTTGGCTATATTTAATTCATCTGCATCCAAAATAGGTTTTACTTCCTCGGTTTTAAACTGAGGCTTTTCTCCCATATCTACAAGCTTTTTATCTATCGTATCTGCAATTGATTTAGTTTGCTCATTGAACGTTTTAGCGATAGCCTCGTCTTGTGCTGTGCGTGTTGCAAAGTCTATAGCTTCATTACCCTTAAGCCCCATTCCATCTGCAATTTTTAGCCCGCGTGAATAGCTTTGAGTGATGCCATGTAGCAAAGGATTCAGTATAGCAAGAGTAGCGCCACCTTCCAAAATGTCTTTAGTGTTTAACGGTTCATCCATTCCTACTGATTTACCAGCTCCAAAACCTGAACCTATCACACCACCTTCAACTGCTTTTCGTCCGTATTCTTTAACCAAGTTTTCAGCAGCTATTTTTTCACCAGCACCACCAGCCCCAAACGCTAGGTTATTGTAATCACCTATCATGTTTCCTAATTCGTATGATGCGCTAGGCTGACCGTTTTTAATTGCTTCTTGCTCAATAGCTCGTGCTTGTTGCTGTTGATCTTCTCGGTATGTTTGTACTGGATTTTGTGCGTTGCTGTCTGTAGCTTGGTTATAAATGTTTGTAGCTATATTGCCCGCTGGTACTAACCCCCCAGCGTAAAAAGCATTATTAACTAGGTTGGATTGTGCGGCACCCTTAACTACATCGCTTGCCGTATCAGAAGGGTTACGGCTTAATGCCTCTTGTAAGGCTTGTGAAGGCATTTGCACAAAATGACCTATTTTATCGATAATGCCTTCTTCTTTTAGCTGCTCTTTAGGCTTTGGCTCTTCTTGGTATTCAACGTAATCAGCAGGTCGAGATGGTACAGAGCTTTTGCTATTAAATCTATTATCTATTTCTTTTGCTATTTCATCATCAGAATACCCAGCCTTTAATGCAGCTGATACATCCATCTCTACGCCACGATTTTTTAATTCTGTAGCAATTTCATCTGGCGTGTAGCCCACACTTATAGCCCCAGAATAATCAAATGCCATTATTTCCCCTTAAAATTGTGATAACGGTGGTCGAGATGTTGTATTAGACATATTGGTGTTATTTGTAGTGCTTCCTTTAAGTTTATAGTTTTTACCTAAACTTATTTTCCCACCAGTTAACTTTGATACACTTCCTTCTTCAGATGTTATATCTGGAACTTTCCCAGTTTCAATATATATCTGTTTAGCTGTTGCCTGGTCTTCACTGCTTAAACTATCAAAGTTTGGAACATCGGCTACATATCTTTCAACATTTTTAATTCTTGTTTGCTTTTGTTGCTCTTGTTTTGCGCTTAGTTCATCAGATGCTCTTTGTTTTGCAGTATCAACACTTTGCTGTCTAATGGCATTTGCTACTTCTCTGCTAGCGTCATTTGAATCTGTTCTTATATTTGCAATATCCATAGCATTTTGTCTATTTAAATTCCCTTGCCCTGCAGCAAATGCATTTTGGTTAGTTCTTTGTTTTGCTTCTGCATCTTCTTTTGTTTGTATTTCTTCAATTTTATACCCGTGTTGTGTTTTTGCTTTCGCTTGATCTTCTAATAGCTTCACCCCCCCATCGGCTACAATCAAATCATTCATAACGTGAGGTAAGTTCTGTTGCCATTCGTCAGGATTAGCTCCATACTTTTGTGAAAATTGTGCTTGTTCATCAGGAGACATTTTAGCTACTGTTTGCTGTAATGCTACTTTTTGTTGCTCCGGGTCCTGTATTCCCATAATATTATTGATTGCAATACCTTTTTGGTTTATCTGCTCTTTTATAGCTGCTGTTTTATCTGCTCTTTCGGAAGCGTTTAAATTATTCCATTGAATCTTTTGAGCTATTGTGGCAGCTACGGCTGTTTGAGGATTTTGCATATAGTCTTGTTCTGCTTTGTCGGCTGCTACTTCTTTCGTATCTTGTCTTTGAAGGGCATTATTTTGTAAATTTCTATATGCTAAATTTGCTTCTGCTGTTTTCTTTTGAGAAATAGCATTATCAATAGCACCTAAATTTATCCCGTATTGGTTTGCAAATTCATTAGCCATATTATCTCCTAGCTTTTATAGTAATACAATGCATTACCTATGCCTTGGTTAACAGCGTTTGCTGTTCCAGTTATTCCGCTTGCGTATGCATTGCCCGCTGCAATTTGTGAGTTAGCTATAGAATTTGAAGAGTTTGACATAGTATTGGCGGCGTTATTTGAATAATTACCAGCAGCGGTCGAAGTTTGCGCAGCAGCCCCTCTACCCAAATTTGCAATATTTAATTGCGTATTTGCATTTGTGTTATATGTTTGTAGCGATCTATTATATGCATTGCCATATTCTTCGCTTGCTAAATTTTGACCATAATTAGCTAGTGCTTTATCTTGTGCGCCAGATAATATTTTACCTTTTGAAGCTGCCGACATATCCATAGCATTAACGCCTTGTTGCTGTCTAAATTTATAAGAAGGGTCTGCTGTTAAGTCATCGTATGAAAATTTAAATGCTGGGTTACTTGCGTAGTTATCAAGTGCTTTTAGCCCTGCATCTTGCCAAGGTTGATTTATTTCTACTTGCTTATCAAACATTTGTTTTTGTAGAGCAAGAGAGTCGGCTTCGCTTTGGGCTTGTAGCCCTGCTGCGTTATTAGCTGCACTGGCTTGTTTGCCAGCCGCCATATTGGAAGCTACGCCACCTACCACCGCTGCTCCAACTATTGCCGTTGCTACCCAAGCCATGTAATTTCCTTATCTTTATCTTTCATAATTACCTCTTCTTCTATTTTTTCTAAATCTGTTTCATTGGTAGGATGGCAATTTAGCCAAATAGTGTCTTCGTGAAAATAAGCAACTTTTTTTATTCCAGCTTCCGAAGTAAAAATACAAGGAGCTTCATATTCGACAACATCATTTCCCATTAAAACGCTTATTTTACCTTTTAATAAAATATTTGTTACTCTGAATTTATGGCATTTACCTATTGCAAAACAACCTTTTGGCATATGTGTTTCTCTAGTATATAGCCCATCCGTAAAATGGTGGAAGGATGGAGTTTCCACTTGTGGCATTAAAGACATTAATTGCTCTGCTTTTTGAATGTCTTTTTCATAAGACATTAATAACTGTGGTAAATTGTTTTCGGTTTTTACGCCGTTGTGAATGATTGCCATGTGCTCCACTTTGTCCAAAATCCTTCCATACTTTTGTGCATTACTCTAACATCGTATAAAGTAGATGCGGTTAATGCTGGTGATACTGTAGCCGTTAATGGAACTACTTCACCAGAATCAAATACCACTACGCCTGTGCTGTGTAACCTAACTTGAAAGCGTGAAGCAGATTGAGTATAATCAATATATTTTATTGCTGTAGTTCTTACTCTCGCCCATGAGTTAGCAAATGCCAATATTGATGTGCCCGAACCTTGCCATACTCTTAGTTTAACATCAGTATCTACAATAGGTCTGTATGTAGCTGTAGCTACTGGCTGTGACCCCGAGTTGCTTGCAAATGTAGAAGGAATTATGCTACCCGATTGCCCTGATGGCAATGCTGAATTATCCGAAGCAAATACCCATCTAAAATATGCGTATGATGTTGGTAAATCAAACGTTGTTAAATTTGGGCAACCTGTAAGTTCATATTCCACTCCTGCTTTAAGAGTAAATACACCCGTAGAAGTATTTAATGGAATATCATTATCGGATACTGCATTAAAAATTAAATCAGTATTAACAGCCACTGCTGTTTGATTTGACGTATCTCTTCTAGCTAGCGTATATAATGATGCAACCCCTTCCGAACTTGTCAATGTTGGGGTTACTGATACGCCAGTTGCGCCACTTGCTGGTGCTGAAATTGTGGGGACTGGATATACTGACCCAAGAACGGAAGCTTGCATATTGGCAGCATTTGCATCGGGTAATGTAAATTGCTTAATCATATTAAAATCCTTCGCCTATCATTACGTGCAATGACGTACCTGCTGCTGAAATATAAGCAAAATATCCATGGCTGGAAGATTTAGTAATGATTGCTTGGGCGTATGGTAAAATTGGGTAATCTGCAATAGAAGCCGTAGCCCCTACTAAAACACCGGTTTTAATATATGCAATGTTTGCCCCAATATTTGTAATACAAACACTTTCAGCATTTTCAGGTACTGTGATATTTGCGGAAGTTGAAGAAGCGGTAACAGTAACTCCACTTCCAAAGTTTGGTGTAAATGGTTCAAGTGTATTCATTGTAACTCCTATTTTATATATTATATCATATTATTTGCGTTAGCAACCCATCTTTAAATACTAAAGTTTTTGATGTTGTAGACGTAACCATAACTACAATGTTTTGAGTTATTCCTTGATTTAATTGCGTTTCAATAGTTGTAAAATTATCTTGATTTATAGCAAGTCTCTTAACAAGTTTTTGAAAAAAGAAAGCTAAAGATTGTGTTGCTATTCCATCACCATCCACAAGTTGTGTTGCTACTGGTGATTGATCTAATGGTGATGTTTTTAATGTCATGATAGTTCTGCATGAGCAGCGATAATATTAACTTGTGAATTACAACGAGTAGTAACTCTTAAAGTTAAGTTTCTGTGTCTTCCAAGTCTTCTCCAAATAATACGTTTTTTGCGCTCCCCTTGCGCTCCAAGAGATATGGTGTGCTCATTTTTAAACTCGAACCCTCCATCATCTGAAAATGATAACGAAATTGTGTCTTCTTTGTTTGGTTGAGACTTGCCAGTTTCCATATCTAATTCAAATTTATTAAGGGTAAAGTAATCAACTCCATTACTAAATGGTGATGTTTCGGCTGTCCTTAAAATTGTTTGCCCATTTTCTGTATGGTAATCTAGGCCTACATAGTAAATGTTTCCACTCGCCACATCTGCGCCATACCATTTCCCTTGATCATCCATACCCATATTACGCAAACCCCAAGTGCTACCTAAAGATTCTCTAGTATGCCATAGTCCAGTTAGCATATCATACGCTAGTGTTGTGTCCCCGTCTATAGTTAGAACATAAAAATAATGGCCTTCTTCGTTGTATGTAAACGCTCTAAAGTCTTTTGTTCCTCTTGTGCCTAACCTGAACTCAATAGCCGATGTGCTTATGCGTGTAGGTGTGTATCCTTGCATCATATAAACTACGTTATCGTTTCCTACCCAGTATGCGGTGTTATTTGTAGCGGCTATAGTTTTATAGTTAATGCATCCTCGTAATGAAAAAGAACCTTGTATGCGATCAAATGGAAATAAACTATCCCCGCTGTTATACCAAACCTCAACTGATTGTGTGCCAAAAATATAAAGCTTTTGGTTTAAAGAAATAAGACCATTAATAACATCGGGAGATCCTTCCGCGCTTGCATACATTAATGGGTCAAAAGTTAATGCATATAACCCTGATAAAAAGAATTGGTTAGTACCTGATCTATTAAAAATTAAATAGCCGTCTTGAAAAGTTACTGTATCACTCGGGTAATAAGCGGCATCTGTAATTTTTGTAATAGTAGTGCCGTCAGAATAATAACCATCCCCACCAACAATAACCATATTTATACCATTATCTGCTATTGATACACTATCTACTGTGTTAAAATCTACATCACCAACTCTAGTAATAAAATTATCAGAATGTCTTATTTGGTAGAAGTCTGTTTTTGTTACAATATAAAGATCATTTTTAAAAAAATACATCCCTATAATAGGTGGGTTTTCAATTGTTGTATATAAAGTCCACCCCGGAGTTCCGAGTAAAACTACACCAGCTTTTGAATTTGGAGGCATGACCACAGCATACATATTAACAAGTGTTTCATTGTTGCCTTTATTATTACGTGCTTGTGATGTAGCAATTGCAAAAGGAACTGTCATCTTGTAACACCACTTATGATGTCATAATATCCATATCTTCTAGTGCCTTGTTGCAAGCCGTCATCTACAATAAGAGTTTTGTTGTCTGCATTTCTTCGTTTAATGTTTTGCATAAGGTTTTGCGCTGCTGCTGCAATATCAGCCCTTAGTTGCATCCCATATTCTGGCGCAAGTCTGACCGCTAGTTGATAGCGCAACATTTCTTCAAAACCATAATCCCAGTCAATGTTATCTGTAGGCTTATAGTTTCCAACGTATGGCAGTTTGCAAATCAAATGAAGTGTATAGTTTGCATAAGGTACCGTGTCAAACTGCAACGCTAGGTTGTGACCGTAGTAATTCTCATAGTATTTTAAAGGTGGGGCTACGATATTTTTCCATACCATATCCGCCCATTCATTTATTCCTATAGGTGTCATTTTAAAATCAACGCCAGCAATATCACGAAAGAACGCTGCTTGAACTGACATAGGTGCTACTTCGACAAACGTGTTGTTAATATCTGTTCCTATTGTTACTTTAGAAGTCCAGCCTATGGAAGGTGGGCTATAAACTTTTTCTTGTAGGTGAGAAACGGTAAAGTTTTGGATATTAAATCCATCAATCATGCCGTTAAGTCTATCTAACGCATCCTCATGTTCTGTAGGGCTTGCCTCTTCGCCAGCTGCAAGAACACCTAGGAGGCGTAATGCTCCGTCAATAGTTTTGGATAAGAGCATTTTTATCTCCTTATTTTTTAACTTTTTTAGCCACGCTCATAGCAATTGCTACAGCTTGCTTTTGTGGTTTTCCAGATTTTATTTCTTGTTTAATATTAGAAGAAATAGTTTTGTAATCATTCCCTTTTTTTAATGGCATGTTTATTCCTTAGCAACTGCAATCATAGCAATCAGTTTATCAGTTTTAATGTTTGATGGGAACTCTAATCCTAGGGATGTGGCTTCTTCCTTTAACGAAATACGATCTACTTCCTCAGCGTCAATAGCAGCAAGTTTTGTTTTTGCTGGGCTATCTGTCCATTCGTTAGCATCGTAGTCTGATTCTTTTTCAAATAATTTACTTTCACCAGTTTCTACGTTATACATCCAAAATGCTGTTTTACTATAACTCATTATATCTCCTTAAAAGTAATATGAATAATCCCCACCTTAGTGGAGACTATCATACGGCTAGTTTAATTTGCCAGTATATTGTTTGAAGATTAACTCTGGGTTTATTAATTGGACGCCCCATACTGCATCAAGACGTGTAGTCTCTGTGTGATCTCCGATTGTGTATCCTTCTGTTAGAGATAAAGACAAGCCACTCTCTGGGTCTGTAATTCTTTCCGCAACAACTGCTGAACGTGGCAACTCTAATTGAGGTACACACAATGCAATAGCGTTTTTGTGCATGTAAAAGTTTTGGCGATAGATTCCACCTGCTGTTCCAATTACGGTTACGACTGCATTGTTAGCAACTGCAGCAGATACGTTTTGGTATGCAGCAAGTGAAACTGTTGTACCTTCAATATCGGTAGTAGTTAAAGTACCGTCATTAATTGAAGGGCTAATAGGAATTGTAGCCGCACCGCTTGTGGAGTTAACGTCTGCTGTTACAACAAAAGTTTGAAGTCTGCCAGTACTTAGACGAGTGATAGGGTTAATCTCATACACCCCAGCAAAAGTGATAATGTCGTATTTTTTAAGCAAGCCCGTAATCGAACCAGTCCAGCCTTTTGTTAAAATTGAAGCGCCAGTCTGAGCCGTTGCACCATCTGCTAAAGGAGTACCTGCGTATGCGCCTACAGTATGAGTAGGTACAATTGGAGATGAATAAAACTCCATACCACTCAATGGTCCCATGTATCCTTTTTGAATAGCATCTTTTGCAAGACTACCACCGCCAGCAAATACAGTAGCAAGTGAAGTTGAAATGTTTGCGGCATCAATATCATTTATAAGTGCTGAACGTAAGCCAGTACCTTCATCAGGGATAGCAACTCCATTCATTTGTGCTCTTGTGAGCGCGAATGTTCCGTATGATAGATCAGTGCCTACCGTACCAGTCATAAAATATGCTGATTGTGCTGCATCAAATACTGAAAGCTCCATTTGAGTCGCAATTTCGCCTACTGCTGGTTGGATATAACGTTGACTAAACTCTTCAATAGAGAGTGTTAAATCTTGGATAGTCCATTTAAGACCTACGTTTCTTTGACGATTGATTGTAATCGTAACAGTATTGTCAACCATTGGCTGAATACCAATTGTTCTGCCTTCCGTAGATTTAACACGGAAAGGTTTTTTAACCGATACGCTATTACCTACGCCATTGACAACTTTTTTTTCAAGATCACGATAAACTCGTTTACACGCAACAAGGTTATTTTTAAACTGCCACATCGCTTCTTTAAGGATGAGGTCGGAGGTAAGTAATTTACCTCCAATACCATTGGTTTGAGGCATATATTTCTCCTAGGGTTAAATCCAACCTTTGCGGTTAGACGTTTGGGTTAATCTCATTGCTTCATATTCTGCTTGAGAAGTTGCATCTTCTGGTCTTCTAGCTGGCATGTTTGCACCACCAACTGGGTCAACTGGGTCTGGAGCTGTTGTTACTTTTTTAACAATAGGCTTTTCAGCTTTAGGCAAAGTCATTTTAATTTCCAACTTGCCAATTTCGATCGCCATTTTTCCAAGAGATAACTGTGACAACTGTCTAGCCTCTTTTGGATTATTTGCTAAGTAATACGCTAATTCACCAGCGTCTTCACTATCATTAAGAACTCGTAACATGTCGATAGTGAGAATAGGCATTGCATTTACCTTATCATCAAAATCTTCATACTTCTCACGAGCATCTTCAAAGTTTTCTTTAGCTTGATCTACAACTAATTGCCCGTCATCGATAGTCTTAGTCTCTTTCGTTACCTCTTTAGACTTTGTCTTTTCTACTGCTTCAAGGTAATCATCGTAATCTTCAAAATCATCAGGGTTTAACTCGGACTTACTAGGTGTTACTTTGCTAGCTTTAGCTTCCTCTAGTTGCCTTGCCAAATCGTGTTTTTCTTGTACAAGAGTTTCAATACGTTTTTGCGCGCGAGATTTGCCTTTTGGTTTAACTTCTTCATTGGCTTCTGCCTCTAGTTCGGTTTTAACTTCTGGCTCATTTCTCGAAGGTTCAGTTGTAGTTTCTTCTTTAGCTTCGGCTCCTATAACTTCCTCTAGTTGTGTCTTGTTGCTCTCTACAATAAAATTGTCATCCATGTGCGTACCCCTTTCAAAGGTCGTGGTTTTGTTTATTATACCATAAATTTAATTTATTTTTCAATATTTTCCTCTTGCATGTTCTGTACTGGCTCCATTGCTTCTTCTTGCGGTGATTGTTGCATTGCTTGTTGTCTGCTTTGCGCTATCAGTTCAGCCATTGCTTGTGCTACTTGATCGTGCACAATGCTTTTAATGAGTTCTGTATCTTGCGTTGCATCTTCATGAGTGCCTTTGCTTGTTCCCTCTTTACTCTGCGATTCATTTATTGCTCCTTGTATTTTTGCTTGTGCTTCGATCTTTGAAGTTTCTAGTTTGATATTAGCCTCTTGTATTTTTAACTGTTGCATTTGTATATCGAATTGCTGTTTAGACTGTGTGCCTTGCATTTCAATCTGCGCTATGTTTTCCTCGGGCGTTGGTTGAGGTGGTTGTGGAGGTGGAGAGTTCTTTGCCACTTCTTGCTGCTCTTCGGGTGTGAGCATGTTAGGTGGCAACATTTTTTTAAGTCTTTCGGCTAGCACATCACTATTTGGAATATCCAAGTTTGTAGCAATTAAATCCCCTGCAATTTGTCCTATCGCTGGAACTACTCTTGCGGCTTCAAGCATAGTGTTAACTGCTTCTTGGCGTTGTGTTGCATATTGTGGTCCCGTAGTAATTGCTACGTCATATTTACCCATACCAAGATCGTGAATAACTACGTCTTTGCCACTTTTCTCATCACGTATTGTTTTATTGATCTCTACAAAATCACCGTTGCCATCTGCAAAATGCATTCGTATAACCCTATTCCCATCATAAACTGCTGGGATTGCTTCAATTAAAATTTTTCCTATGCGTTGGATAGCTAAATTAAGATTGTCAATAAACACAAAAGAAGCGTTATCCCCTTGTTGCTTTCTTGCGTTGATAGCAATACCGCTTTGCTCTGAACTCCTGTTGCCCAACATTGCATCATAACGACCGATTGAAGATTTAATACCTTGCTCACTTAATGCTGCAATCTGTAACTCTTGCGCTGGCATTGGAGGTGGCGGCGTTTGCTGTGGTCTATCTCCTGTAGCTGTTGGGGTATATGGAAGATACGACCAATTTTTAATGTTTGCAGTATTCCATTTTTCTTCGTGCCCTTCAAAGTTTTCAACAGCACCAACCCAAGGAGCTTTGGGAGATAATGCCACACGTTCGGTGGCAGCGCTCATCCAATAATTGTGCATACGTTGAGCGTCTTTGGCGTCATGTACTAAACCACGAAATTCACGCTTGCCTTCGATATCTACTTCTTTTCCCCATACTGGCACGATTGGTATAGTTGAACCGACCCATTCTTTAGGTCCCTCTAAAATACCGCCCGCTGTCATTTTGTGCCAAAGGACTTTATACGTTTTAACTTTGCGCTCTCTAAGAACAGTAACTCCATTGCTTGCGAGTTCATCTAATATGTCTTTAACTTCATCTTTCCAATACGTTTCGCTATTACTCATCATTAAAAGAGTTCTAGTGATTGGCTTACGCATAAAGTATTCAGACACAACTACGGTATCATCAACACCCCAAAACGATACATGATCTGCTGTCACTCTTTCAAGATCAGCTATTTTGCCATCTGGGTATCTTTTTCTAAATTCATTTTGGCTCATCCTTTCAGAGATAAAAGCCCAGTTCATATCACTAGCATCTGGCTCTACTGCATCAGGGTCAATGATTACTGTGTATCTATGGCGAACTGCTTGTATTTTTAAATCTAAATCGAAGCTGTCATTTGTTGCGTAATCAGTAAGGACACGAAGCCAACCGAAACCACCTTCCACTGCGTGCTGAAAGGATGTCTTGTACTGGTATGAAGCATTACTGACAAGCTCAATGTTTTTAATTAAGCCTTCGTACACTTCCGAGATCTTATAATCTTTGGAAGCTGTTGTATTCTTTACGGTTCCGTCAAAGTTGCCAGATGGGATACATTTTATTTGTTGAACATTTTGACGTTGATCTCCGACTAGACCATCAATAAACTGTCCCATCTTGTTAAGGGTTAGTGTTGGTCTTCCTTTTCTGGCTTCTAAGGCTTTATCGTCCCATTGCTGACCATAAATGAAAGCTGTATCTTCCCTTGATATGTCATAGGTTCTTTGCCAGTATTTAGAGCCTATAAGTGAGCGCTCTTTTGCTAACTTAATAAATCCCTCTTCGCCTTCCTCTTGCATATCAATTTCTTGCTTTGCGATTATATCCATGCTATACCTCGTATTTTTTTGTATTGTACCATAATTAGGCGCCCATCCATGAATCTACTTGTTGTGGCTCCGATGACGTTTGGTGTTTTGATTTATCGTAAACCACCTTGGCGCAAGTAAGGCTCATTGCATCCGCTATATCAGGTGAGCGCCCCAGTACTTCTTTAATTTCTTTCTTTGGAACTATCATAAGCTTACCGCGTTCTGATATAATAAATCTTTGTGCTGACAACTCACCTATAGCCATATCATCATTAAACATTTTGCCCTCATCTTCTAAGGCATACTTTAATTTGTAGTATAACTCTGCTCGTTTATTTCCGTATGTTTCAAAGTCATCTGCTTGTTCTGACCCTTTTACTGCAACGGTTGGTATCTTCTTATAGTGTGGTTGCTTTAACGCTGACACTAAGCCACTACCCTCGCCTATTGCATCCACAAAAATAGCCAAAGGCTTTTCTTCTGCTAGATTGTAAAGGTTTGCTATCCAATTGGCTGTTTCTACTTGCCTATGAGAGCCGATTACGGGACATTCTAAAACTTTATAGAAGTAATTACCTTTTCGTTTAACAAGTTTTGTTTTATCATCTCCAGCATCTGCATAATCTACCGCCCACACTTCCGCACCAAAGGTATTAAACTCTTCACGATTAATTGCATCTTCTATTACATGTAAAGGAATTACTGCATCACTATTTGAACGAGGGAACTGCCCTTTAACCCTTACCCTATACGCATCGCTATCTTCGCCATACTGTATCTTCTTACGCTCTATTGATTCTTTAGATACATTCTCAGACTCTTCTGCGTTAAATGTGTGTACTTTCCATAGTTGACTGTTACGGTGAAACGCATCAAAGAAAAATCCTTCTGTTCTTGTTGGATTGGCAGCCATAATCCTTAAATAGTCTTCACCAGTTAAAGAACCGTCTATTACCTCAAAGATTATATTAGGCACACCACTAGCCTCATCAACTATCCATGTTAAGTAAGAGGCGTGAAAACCTTGTAATCCTTCTGGCGCTTCTTTTCTTGCGGTCCTAGGAGTGCATTCATTACCTGTTGTAAACTTTATTGCATCGTTGTTGATTGTAATTTGATTTGAGAGTTGAGGTGGAAGTCTGTCTTTCCACTTCCTTACCTCAGGTATGAGCAGTTTTATTAATTGTGGTGCAGTTGGTGCAGTTGCTGGTATCTTCGCATCGTACTTAAACATCCCAACCCACAAGATAACCCAAGCAAGCAGTGTAGTTTTTCCCGTACCGTGCCCAGATTTAATAGCTATGTCTTTAACGCCTTGATCTATGTCTTGTAATACTCCTAGTTGTTGAGTGGTTATTCTTTTAGGGCATAAAGCTTCTGATACAAATAATTCAATGCTATCAGCCCAACGAGTAAGCATTTCAATGTCTGTCATTTTTTACGTAGTTCCACAAAGTCTTTAAGGGATAATGAGCCACTTATCTCGTTCTTATCTGTAAACATAGCAAGAGTTTTGCCTAGTAATTCAAGGGCTTTTAATTTATCGTGGGTTCTGATCTCTTTAATCTCTGCCCAATCTTCACGATCTGGGCCTTGTTTTTCCAAGCGTTGTTTTGTGGAGTGAATAGCTCTTGTAACTTCGCTGCTAAGTTCTGTGATCTGCTTTAGTGTTCCATTATCGTTATATAGATTTTGCACATCAAAGAATGCAATGCCGGCAAGTTCCTTTATAATACGTTCAGCTGTTACATCGTTTTTTTTAGCGTGTTTCTCGCCTAATTCATTTATCCTTGTAGCTACCTTAGGGTTTTTAAGTATTTTTAAAGCTTGTACGTTAATAGTTGTATCTTTG